GGGGCTAACTCCAGGAACTTTGCTTTTCCATGGAGGGACAATTCATACAGGGCTTCATTAGTGTTGTCGGCACTAATCTGGAGGGAATTGATCGTATCTTTGGTCCAATACGGTAATTCCATGACAGTATCCAATGCAAGAGGTGCCACATACTGTCCTGGCGTCAGTTCATCAGGCATATATCCACGCTTGAGAAAACTGATCTCATGCAGTCCGCGCCACGGTGCGACATCATCTCCCTTATCTTCGGGAGTGTAAGTCATTCCAACACTTGCAAAGAATTTCTCCAAAGTGTGCTGGTTGAATCGCTCCTTGACTTCGTCTGAAACACAGAGAACATTATCATCGCCATAGGTCACGATTCTTACCTCATGTTCAAAGTGATCGCCAGGACACAATTCAGCAAACGCAATGCGGAACAAAATGTGGTTTGCAATGCAATTGATGATGGTAGTCATAGGATGCCCAGAAGGGAGCCCGTGATACCATTCGTAGATCGTGTCTCCATTCACATGTCGTGAATTGTACACTTCCTGCCACAAAGTCGCTCTCACATCACCATGTTCGTCACCATACCACACATTGATCATCTCACCAATTGCCTCCAAGAGCGGAGCGCTCAAGTGAGCGTCGAAAGCTTTGAAATCTCCAGCGATAAAACAGTCACCACCTGCACGCAAATGATGAACCATCTTCGTCCATTCATACGAGTAGGCATTAACACCCACACACATTCCGTTAATGATGCGATTCTCAATGACCCATGACACGAATGACATGTAGTACATGCGGACACACAACATATAATCAACTGGACAGCCACTGAACAATCTACTCTTACCTTCCAACGATTTCGGAATGGATCGCAATTCATCTTTCAGATTGTCCGTATACACGTGCAGTCTTCTAACACACTTCTTGGCACCAGCGGCAATCTCCTCGACACGGCGCTGCAAATCTTTGCACGCACTGTTGTCCAAACAGAAGTCCGCTAGTGAACCAAAGAACCTGGTTTTTCC